TCAATGGTTTAAGAGTCACCGCCGTGAGCGGTTCTATACAGTTTAAGGATAAATTATGGCAACGAGTTCTATGGACAAAGGTTTGTACGCAGCCCCTCTTGGTATTGAAGAAGAGATGGGTATGGCTCCACTTGAGATTGAGATTGAAGACCCAGAGTCAGTAACAATTGGCATGGGCGATATTGAGATTGAACTCTCTCCTGACAAAGAAGATACGGATGAAGACTTTGATGCCAACCTTGCTGACTTCATGGATGACAGCGCACTTGACTCTCTTGGTGGAGAGTTAGTGGGTGACTTTGATAAAGACATCAACGACCGCAAAGATTGGATCAGAACCTACGTTGAAGGTTTGAAGCTACTGGGTCTTAAGTATGAGGAAAGAACAGAGCCGTGGGCCGGTGCTTGCGGTGTGTTTCACCCCATGTTGACTGAGTCAGTTGTGCGCTTTCAGAGTGAAGGCATCATGGAAACGTTCCCCGCAGCGGGCCCCGTGAAGACGCAAATCTTGGGGAAAGATACTCCCGAGAAAGAAGAAGCATCTGCTCGCGTAAGAGAAGACATGAACTACCAGCTCACTGAGGTGATGGTTGAGTATCGCCCAGAGCATGAGAAGTTGTTGTGGAATCTACCTCTGTCTGGCTCTGCGTTTAAGAAGGTCTACTATGACCCAAGCATTGGACGTCAAGTTGCGATGTTCATCCCAGCGGAAGACATCGTTGTGCCATACGGTGCATCTAATTTAGAACGTGCCGAGCGGGTCACGCACGTGATGCGTAAAACTGAGAATGAGATTATTAAGTTGCAAGAAGCTGGGTTCTACAGCGACGTAGACTTGGGTGAGCCGTCGCACGAGCTCGATGATATTGAGAAGCAGAAAGCTGAAGAGACTGGCATGTCAGCACTGCAGGATGACCGCTATCGCATACTTGAGATGCACGTTGACCTTGACTTAAAAGGATACGAGCACAAAGACAAAGATGGTGAGATGACAGGTATAGCACTGCCGTATGTTGTGACTGTTGAGAAAGCGACAAATAAGATTCTTGCCATTCGTCGCAATTGGTACGAGGACGATGAGTTGCACATTAAGCGCCAGCACTTTGTACATTATCAATATATACCGGGGTTTGGCTTTTATGGATATGGTCTCATACACCTTATCGGAGGCTACGCTAAGTCAGCGACTATGCTTATTCGTCAGCTCGTTGACGCTGGCACTTTGTCTAATTTACCCGGTGGCCTTAAGTCTCGCGGCTTACGAGTCAAAGGTGACGACACCCCAATTGCACCGGGGGAATTTCGTGATGTTGATGTACCGAGTGGATCCATCCGAGACAACATCCTACCGCTACCTTACAAGGAACCCAGTCAGGTTCTCTTCGCCTTGTTCCAGAACATTGTGCAAGAGGGTAGGCAGTTTGCCTCTTCAGGAGATATGAACGTCAGTGACATGAGTGCGCAAGCACCCGTGGGTACAACACTGGCTATCCTTGAAAGAACACTGAAGGTGATGGGTGCAGTGCAAGCGCGTATGCACTACTCTATGCGTCAAGAATTCCGTCTCTTGAAAGCAATCATCGCCGACTACACACCAGAAGAGTATGACTACGAGCCAGTCGATGGATCACGTCGTGCTAAGAAGTCTGACTATGACATGGTCGCTGTGATCCCTGTGAGTGATCCAAACGCTGCAACGATGGCGCAGAAGATTGTGCAGTATCAAGCTGCACTACAACTTGCACAAACAGCACCACAGTTGTACAACTTACCACTTCTCCATCGTCAGATGATTGAGGTGTTGGGCATCAAGAACGCAGCAAAACTTATTCCGATTGAGGATGATGCAAAAGCTACAGACCCAGTGCAAGAGAATCAAAACGTTCTTACTGGCAAACCTGTTAAAGCGTTCATTGAGCAGGATCACCAAGCCCATATTGCAGTGCACACAAGCATGTTGCAGAACCCCAAAATTATGGGTTTAGTTGGGCAGACCCCACAAGGTCAGGCACTTGTAGCCGCAATGATGGCGCACATTAACGAGCACTTGGCGTTTGCATATCGTAAAGAAGTTGAGCAGACAGTTGGCTTGTTGTTACCAACAGAAGAGCAAGAGAAAAACATGGCTCCGGAAGTGGCTGCACAAGTTGCACAATTAGCTGCACAAGCGTCAACTCGTATGACTCAGCAGGCTCAATCAATGGCAGCTCAGCAGCAGGCTCAACAACAAGCACAAGACCCGCTTGTTCAAATGCAGCAGCAAGAGTTGCAAATCAAGATGCAAGAGTTGCAGCTTAAAGCGCAGAAGCAACAGATTGATGCGGCTGCTAAAGCAGATCAACTCCGTATCGAGGAGTCACGTATCGCGGCTCAGAAAGAAATCGCGGCTATGCAAGTTGGTGCAAGCGCAGCCGCTGCAAAAGACAAACTTGAGAAGCAACAACTTCTTGAGGGTACCAAAATTGGCGCTGATATCGCCAAGCACCGCGCTCAAATGGCCATGCAAGCGGCACAGAGAGCATCCCAAAAACCTAAGAGGGAAAGAGATTGAACGACTACAAACTATTGGCGCACGTCGCTAAAGAGATTGAGAAGTTAAAGGAAGAGCAAGCTTTTCATGTTGCAAGTGGTAGAGCCGCTGATATTGAAGAGTACCGAAGTATCTGTGGGGTAATCCGAGGTCTTAACCTAGCAGAAAACATTATTAATGACCTCGTGCAAAAAATGGAGAAATTTGATGACTGAATTTAACGTCGCTGCTGTAGACCTGTCTGGCATTCTTAATAAACCAGCAGAAGATAAAGCTAAGCAGTTGCCTGACCCACGTACATTTCATATTTTGTGTGTGGTACCTGAAGCTATGCAGGAGTACGCAGATAGTGAAGTTGGAATTATTAAATCCAGCCAATCTATGCACTTTGAAGAAGTACTTACTCCCGTTCTATTTGTCGTCAAGCTTGGGCCTGATTGCTACAAAGACACCACTCGTTTCCCTAGCGGGCCGAGTTGCAAGGAAGGTGATTTCATCATCGTCCGCCCAAATTCAGGCACCCGTCTGAAGATCCATGGCCGTGAATTCCGCATCCTCAATGATGATTCGGTTGAAGCAGTTGTGGAAGACCCCCGTGGTATTACACGTGCAGCATAAGGAGCTAACACATGGCACAAACTGAGTTTGAAGATGACTTCAAGTTTCCGCATGAAACTGAAGAAACTAAGGGTAAACCCGTAGATACAGAGGACGATGGCGGCTTTGATGTAGAAATTGAAGACGACACCCCTAAAAAAGATCGTGGCCGTAAAGCCGACGACACACCACCTGAAGACCCGACTGAAGACGAACTCGCCTCCTATGACGAGAAAGTTCAGACCCGTCTGAAGAAATTTACACGTGGATATCACGACGAGCGCCGTGCAAAAGAAGAAGCATTGCGTGAACGCGAGGCGGCTGAGAAGCTGGCTAAGCAATTGTGGGATCAAAACCGCAAGCTACAAGAACAAGTATCGCTTGGGTCAAGAGCGTACATTGAGCAGTCAAAGAGTTCCGCTGAGATGGAATTTGAGAACGCTAAAAAGAAGTACAAAGAGGCTTATGAGTCCGGAGATTCTGATGCTGTGGTAGATGCACAGGCAGAAGTTTCACGGGCAACACTGAATTTAGACAAAGTTCAGAACATGAGGCCTTTACAAGTTGAAGAAAATGATGTACAAATACAACAACGTAGTACAAATCAACCCGCTGTATCACAACGCGACCAAAGTTGGATGCAGAAAAACACTTGGTTTGGTACCGATCCTGAAATGACAGCATCCGCCCTTGGGTTGCATCAAAAGCTGGCTAAGGAACACGGTGCTAACTTTGTAGGTAGTGACGAGTACTACAAACGAGTAGACGCTACAATGCGCCGACGATTTCCTGAGTATTATGACGATGCTCAGAGCTATGAAGATGATACACCTTCGAAAAAGGTATCAGAACCGGCTTACGAGGACGAACCTCCGCGCCGTGCAACAAAGCCCGCTAACGTGGTGGCACCCGCCTCCCGTAGCACTCCGCCTAATCGTATTAGGCTGAAGGCATCCGAAGCAGCGATTGCTCGCCGTCTTGGGGTTCCTTTGGAAGAATACGCTAAACAGGTTGCTCAACTAAGAAGAGGTGAATAATGGATCAAGTTTTAACGTCTGGAAAGACACAAAATCGTTTAGCTCGTGAGCTAGACACTCGTGCAGTGACTCAACGCCCTGAAGCGTGGCGTCCGCCTGAGACGTTGCCTATGCCCGAAGACCGTCCCGGTTGGAAACATAGATACGTTCGCACTAGTACATTGGGTGTAGCTGATCCTAGCAACATTTCTTCTAAGTTACGTGAAGGATATGAACCCTGCAAAGCAGAAGATTATCCCGAGCTTATGATGCACGCCACCGTTGAAGGCCGCTTTAAAGGCGGTATTGAAATTGGTGGGTTGTTATTGTGCCGTATTCCTGAAGAGTTCTTAAAGCAGCGTGCCGATTATTACGACAAGCAGAATAAGTCTCAGATTGATTCGGTGGATAACAATTTCCTTCGTGAAAATGATCCTAGGATGCCTCTCTTTTCAGAGAGAAAAACTAAGGTTACTTTCGGTTCTGGTACTTAAATTTAAATAGGAGTCTTTTATGGCTTACCCCACCATCGACGCCCCTTACGGCGTTAAACCGGTCAATCTGATCGGTGGGCAGGTATTTGCGGGTTCTACTCGTAATTTACCTATCCAGTACAACTATGGCACCGCGATGTACTACGGTGATCTGGTTACTTTGTCTGCTGGTTATGTTGTACTTGCAACTTATCCTGTTAGCACTACCAATACAACGGTTGGTGTTTTCTTGGGTTGCTATTACACAAACCCTACGACTAAGCAACGTCAATTTGCACAGTACTACCCCGGCAATATAACTGCTGGTGACATTACTGCAATTATTGGTGACGATCCTGACCAAGTGATGAAAGTCGCTGTTACTACTACCGCTGGTGGTACAACTATTGGTTCAGCTTCTTCAATCTTGGTTGGCGCTAACATGGCTGGCGGCACACAAACTGGCTCTGCATCTACTGGTAACAGTGGCATGTCTGTCGTTGGTGCATCTGCTAATGCTTCTGGTGGCGGCTTCCGTGTATTGAACTTGGTTCCCGATACGCAAATTAGCCAATCAAGCACATACGTGTCTGGTGGTGCTCCAGCAGCAACTTCTGTTGTTGTGTCTGGTTTGTCAGTTGGCGCTGTCTTGCCAATCGGCACCGATGTGTACAACTTGGTAAATGGTCAGATGCAGTTCACGGGTGCTACCTTGAGCGCTGCTTCTACTGTGACAACCACTGGTAGTACAACTCTTACTGTGACTGCGGTAACAACCCAAGTCGTCGGTACTGTTGTATTGGTCGAAACCCCCGAAGTGTTGGTTAAGTTCAACTTCGGTGCACATCGCTACTACGTAGCATAAGGAGCTAAATCATGGCTATTTCCCGCGCACAACTACTTAAAGAACTGCTCCCCGGCCTGAACGCTCTGTTTGGTATGGAGTACGCTCGTTACGGTGAACAACATAAAGAAATTTATGAAACCGAAACTTCAGAGCGTTCGTTCGAAGAAGAGACGAAACTGTCTGGTTTCTCTGCCGCACCTGTCAAAAATGAAGGCTCAGCCATCAGCTATGACAATGCACAGGAAGCATGGACAACTCGTTATAACCACGAAACCATCGCTTTAGGCTTCTCCATCACTGAAGAAGCTGTGGAAGATAACTTGTATGACTCTTTGTCAGCTCGTTACACCAAAGCATTGGCTCGTGCTATGGCTTACACCAAGCAGGTTAAAGCTGCCGCCGTTATTAACAACGGTTTCAGCGCAGCCTATCCCGGTGGCGATGGTGTTGCTTTGTTTAGCACAGCGCACCCCTTGATCTCTGGCGGTACTAACAGCAACACCCCATCTACTCAAGCTGATTTAAACGAGACTTCTTTGGAAGCCGCCGTTATTCAGATCGCTGCTTGGACTGATGAGCGTGGTTTGCTAATTGCTGCTAAACCAAGGAAGTTGATTGTTCCTCCTGCATTGCAGTTCACGGCAACTCGTTTGCTTGAGACTTCATTGCGTGTTGGTACTGCTGACAATGATATCAACGCGTTGAAAAACAACGGTTCTATCCCTGAAGGCTACACAGTCAACAACTACTTGACAGACACAAACGCTTGGTTCTTGTGTACTGACGTGCCTAACGGTCTAAAGCACTTCATCCGCTCTCCTTTGGAGAACAAAATGGACGGTGACTTTGATACCGGCAACGTTCGTTATAAGGCTCGTGAGCGTTACAGCTTCGGCTGGTCTGACCCATTGGGTATGTTTGGATCTTCAGGTTCAACCTAATAAAACGGCCTCACGAGGGCTATTTAAGGCCGCCTTCGGGTGGCCTTTTTCTTGTCACAAATTTAAACTACGATGGACTTGCAACCGCTGTGGTTGCATAAACATAGGGGCACATCATGAAATTTGAAATGGAATTTGGTTACTTTGGTAACAACAAGCTGTCTATTGAGACTCACGATTTTGAAATGATTGAAATTTTCCAGAAGTTTGTGGAGTTTCAAGAAAACTACGGCTGGGCTGTTGAGTATGTAGCCATGCCTGACGATGAAGAGTTTGAAGACGAAGAAGAGTTGGATGGCGCTGTGGCTGAAGCCGCCGCAGAAGCTGCTGACAAAGAGTAAAAAGTATCTCAAATTGAGATGCAGTCAGGGGGCTTCGGC